TACAAACAAAAAGCCATTGGATGTAGGCGATGATGGGGAACAGCCATCAGCTGCGGATCAAGAGAAAGCACAGGCAGCTAAACAAGAGGCAGACGATAATATCCAAGCAAGTCAGCCAAAAAAAAAAGCAAAGTCCGTAACTAAAAAACATACGAAGAAATGTACATGCGATAAGTGTCAGCCAATGGTATTTACTTTTGACCATGAAGCTATTATCCAACATCAGATTGCAGGAATACCACCACAGAACTCAACAGCAAAACGTAATTTCTCTGATCCTATATTATGAGGATTCCGAAGACCTTTGACATTCGCAGAACGTAGAGTAGCATTCACATCAATCAAAGACAATCTGAAAAGCGAAAAGGATTCAATCGTAAAACAATACTCAGAAATAAGTAATAATATGTCAGACAAATTACTGGCTCAAGTCAGAGTAGCAGTAGAGAAGAACGACATCAATGCTATTGTTGATTTGACTGCTAAATATGGTGCAGATATATCCGCTCTTGTATCATCATCATACAAGAAGATGTTTGATTATGGGAAAAACGAAGCCAGTAGAGAAATAGGTGTAGAGATACCTTCAAGCAAAAAAGATTTGAAAGATGTTATCAAGATACACGCAGACAATATCGCAACAGGGATTACAAGCAAAGTGGAATCCAATACAAAGACTATTGTCGCTACTGCTATCGAGAAGAATGTAGGAGTGAAGAATACAGTCGCTTCCGATGTGGTACTAGCAGTCAAGCAATCAGTCCAACCATACTTGGATCAGGCAGGTGGATTGTTATCAACTATCGCTATCGACCAAGCATTCAATTCGTGAAGAAAATCTGTGGCATATATCAACTCTGATAAGATTTACGCTGCTCAATACTCAGCGATATTGGATGACGTTACATGTGATTATTGTATGTCGTTGGATGCACAGGTAGTCAAATTGGATTCGTCTGAATATGATGATTATAGCCCACCAAATCATATAAATTGTCGTTGTATGCGGGTTTTCATCAATGACGATGAAGATTTCAAGCCCGATCTGACAGATATATCTGACGAGATTCCAGTCAAGACATCGCTCACATCTTGAGCATATCTAAAAGCTCCGATGGTGAAAGCATGAAGTGCTGCATCGTCTCAGATCCAAAAAGAGATTGATTGGAGGCAAGCAAATAACGATAGTCTCAATGGTGCGAGAAAAGATAAGAACGAAGAAATCATATCAAGATTGCAAAATGCTATTGAATAGCAAAAAACAAATACTATATACTCAATGTTTTTATTTCCATATCGTGGCAGATGAAACAGAAAATCGTTATGAAATTTGCAGAAGAAAACCACAATGTAAAGAATTGCGATGGTGTGTTGTTATTCTCGGATGCTTGAGCAAAGAACGACTTTAAGCAAGGAGACCGTATCCCGATTCAGATTCTCAAATTTGCAAATAGAAATCATCCCATCTACGGAAAATTATTGATCGACCAAAAATACTTCACTAATATGATCAGTAACTTCGACAACAATGTAAAGAAAGATGAAATCCCAGTAAACAAAGAACATGATCGTACAGTCGCTCAATGATGGATAAAAAATCTCTCACAGAAAGACGATGAATTGTGGGCAGATTTAGAATTGACAGCTGATGGTGCATCCAATCTCAATGGTCAGCATTACAAGTATTTCTCTGCTGAGATTGCAGACCAATATCAAGACCCCGATACCAACAAACGATTCTCAAACGTCTTAGTAGGCGGAGCGTTCACGAACTACCCATACTTCAATGGTATGGAGAAAATCCACAGCGATCCTTCCGAAGAAGACATCAAGAATAATAAGAATAAACCTTTATCTGATAAAAAACTAACCATGAACTTAAAAGAACTATTGCAGTCATATTCTGCAAAAACTTCTCTTTCGTTTTCTGAGAAAGCTCTACTTATAAAGACTTACAATGATGCTCCTGCTGACGAACAAGCAGAGGCAGCAAAGGAGGTTGAAGAAGCAGTAGAGAAGACAGAAGAAAAGACTGATGAAGAAAAAGAAGCATTAAAAGTAGAATTGAGTGCTTTGAAAGAAGCTCAGAAATTCTCTGTAACTAAAGAGAAATTCTCAAAGATGATGGCATTCAATCAATCAGAAGATGAAGAGAAAGATGATGCTGAAAAGGTATTGAAAATCTTCGCAACATTGAAGGACGAAGATATAGATACAGTAAACAAATTCTTCTCAAAGTACGAAGCAGTAATTGATACACTTACTCAAGGTCAATTCTCAAAATCATTCTCCAAGAAAGCATCTGACCAAGAAGCTGACAAGGAAGAGAAGATGAGTGCTGATGGCAAGAAGAAAGTAGTTACTGAGGCAGAATTCACTAAACTTTGCAAAGGGTATGCAAAGGACAAGAACGTAGACTTCAACAAAGCGTATGAAGCTTTGAAAGATGACTACGAAATCGAGAAAAAGTAATCCACTACCTTTTTATTTGTTTACAAAACAAACATCATGAAATCACCATACGGAGTAATAACACACGCTTGCCCTCTTGCAACTTCATCTTGGGTAGCATGAGCAGCGATGGTAAAATGTGATCCTGTACAACCTTCATCTTCTGTTGTAGATACAGCAGTAAAATGTGGAGCTAATTCCAGTACGTTTATGGGAGTATCAAACGAAGATAAAGACATCAACCTACCTTTTGGAGTAAATGAGGCTGAATACTTTGTTGGATTAGTTTGAAGTGGAGGAATCACAATGGGACACAAAGTTAAGACTGATTGAGCAGGAGGATTCATTCTTGGAGAATCAGCTCATGACTATGATGTAGCGGTTGCAATGACAACTGGTGCAGCAGGAGATTACATAGAATTCAAAAGACTTCCAGTGGTAGCTTATAGAACATCTTAGTTCAATAATCCTTTTATTTGTTTACAGAAAAAAACATCATGAACAACGATACAACACATCAATTCAGTCTACCCGCTGGAATCAATCTTTTTGCAGCAGGAGATTTTCAGGATGCATATATTCCTGAGCTATTACAACAGATGCTTAGAGCATACTCAAATGATGACACGAAATACGTTTGGAAAAAGGTATTTCCTGAAGTAGCAGTTAAGAAACCAAAGGGTAAAATCGCTAATCTTGGAATGCAAGCTATGTCAATCTATGAGACAAGAAAAGGTTGGAAAGGTGGTGCTAATAAGATTGAATTTGGAGTAAAGCTCGAGGATGAACGGTCATTACAAGAGCATGCTCTTTATACTGACATCTACAAATCAGACATCGACAACGCAGATGCCCCAATAGATGCTCAGAGAGATAAGATGTTTATCTTGAAATGATCATACGATCTTTCAAAGGAATATGCTTGCTTGAGTGCAATCTTCGACACTAACACTATCACAAACCACACGTCATTGACTAATGCTAATAGATTCGATGCACCTTTGTCTGATCCAATAGCAATCTTGTATACACAAGCAAAGTTATTGAAAGATACTTGTTGATCACGACCAACAACTATCGTTATGACGTTGGATTCATTGATAGCAATGGTAAACAATGCACAAGTAATCAGTAGATTTAAATTCACTACTTCTCCAACAGTTCCAAATTTGATTGAATTGATGAAGAACGTATTAGGAGTAGAGATTATCGTTACTGAAGCTCAGAAATACATTGGCGATAATGATGGACTTGAAGGTACATTACAATACCTTGTATCATCAAGCGTATTCATGTTCTACAATGAAGCTCCTTGAATCTATACTAAGGGATTCGGTAAAACCTTCACAAGAAATGGCGGTACAAAAGTTTTGGCTGCTGCATACCCAATCACAGAACAAATGAAAGAAGGTCTGGATTCATTAGTAGTAGTTATGGATGAATACGACATGCACATCGTAGATCAGAAATGTGCTAGATTGATCACTACAACAGTATGATATATAGCATCTTAGTTTTAATTCATAATTCAAATACCAATGAGTAAACCAGTAACAAAGTACCTAAATCGCAATGCAACAGATGGAGGAACACAGTACAAAAAAGGTACAGAGATCACATCTACTCATCCTTTGTATGAATCGTTTTTGGCGGATGGTCGGTTGGTAGATTCACAAGCATTAGCTATGAATGAGCCAGTGGCATTAGCTACAAGCCTTGACCAAGCAAACGTTAAGATCACACAATTACAGGAAGAGAATAAAGCATTGCAAGAAACTATTGATCAGAGAGACGAAGAGATTCTATGACTCAGAAAAGATTTGAAAGACTCAGTCGCAGAACTTCAGAAAGCTACTGATAAATAAATCAAAAATCAATTGAATAGTTAAAATAAAAAACTATACCGAAAAAAAAGGTGTAGTTTTTTATTATCCTATCCAAACAATATGGCTGACGAAATTCTCGGATGAAAAAATATGGCAACTGTTGATGAGATAAGAAAATCAGCATGATTCAATAAGAATACAGATGTCACAGACGAGATCATCCAAACTTACCAAGAGAAAGCAAACGGCGATGTTCGGACATACGTCAGCTGAAGATATGATCTTAAAAGTTTCACGACATCAAGATTCCAAGCAAGCACAGCATACTGACTACTTAAAGGATGTCAGATGTTATTAGCTTCTGCCTATCTTTTGAATGAATGATATGGTATGCAGAGACTCCAAGAAGAGAACGGATCAAAAACTAAATACGATCAGCAACTAGCTATCCTTGACGATATAAGGAAATGAAATACAAGACTATTGGATGTGAATCTCGACGAATTTGATCTCGCACCAAGATCACCAAATCAGACAACTCCAAAGAACGTAAGCAGTTCGTTCAATAATCAGCCACCTCCAACATTCAAAGTCTGAGATAAGTGGTAGTTTTTATCAATAAGAAATGATCATGGAATTGAAAATGGAAATGGTCGGCTGATGAAATCTATCTAGGAGTCTTGAGCAATTTATGGATCAAGCAATGGACTGGGAAAACTATCGAGATTGAGTGCTTGACACGATGAAAAAAGAGAAAGATAAGATATTCAGTACCGAATGAGCAGTCCTATCCAATAATCCAAGACGAGCTCCATTGTCAGTAGGTACGGCAACAGCGAGAGCAAAAAGGACATGATATTACAAGAACGCTCCAAATAACCCAAGAATACTGAGATGGACGAGCAACCTACAAACCAATATCAGTACAACGAAAGATAAATTATCGTGTACAATGTCATTCAATGCCGATTACGCCATATATCATCAGATGGGTAATGGTGCAAAACATAGGGCAGTATTTGAATTCAATCCTGCAATCAAAGCAGAGATTATGAGAAGCATACAGACGCAATTCAACCAATATGTATGAATATGGAATGCAAGGCAAGCTTCATAACTTAAACCGAAAACATGCTACCGATCCTAATGACACACCTCAAGACATTATTCGAAACTACTATTGCAGATGCTATCGCAAACGCTCCGACAGTAGAACTTTCTCAAATAGTAAATGTTTTCGATGGTGATCCTATCACCTACAATGAAGCTGACTTGCCTGCAATCATCCTAGAGCCAATGGATACTGCTTTACAAAAGGAAAATCAATACTACGAAGCGACTTGGAGAATAAAAATAAGCGTGGTCGTTGCATCAAAGCAATTTTATGGTGCAGATTCCTCTTGAATTGTAGTAATAAAGAAATATATACAAAACATAATGGAGCAGAAAGATAGCTCATCATCCAAATTCAACGCATATTCCGTGTGTTGAATACTCGATAACATCCAATGTATAGTCGAAGATAACCAAATAATATCAAACGAATTGTATATGGAAAGCATCCAATATCAGAATCTAGCAAAACAATGATTCGTTGGATATAGGGCAGACATGATAGTAAGGATATTCAACAAACAAATTCAGAGAATATAAATTTTATTCTATAAAATATCCAAAGATGGAAGTAAAGTATTATGTGGTCAATCCTAATAAGTACGAAATATCTCTCCCTGAGATGGCTATCCATATCGAGTGAAATGGTAAGACGGAAATACCATGATCATTTGCCGATATTCTTATCAAGCAATTTGAAGTCCGCATGGTGACTATTGAAAAAGGAAAAATTACTGAAGACGTAGATTACAAGGAATTCTTGGAAAATAGTAAGGAATTGAAAAGGCAAACAAAACAAGAAAAACATACTCAGAATGAAGAAGTAATTGAGAATGAATAATATATTTATCTTTTTACAAAATCGATCATGTCATGAGTAGTTTCTTCAAAAGCAGTGTACACCGCCCGAAGGTTGGAGGACACTAATGGAACGCCCAAAATGCCAAACAAATTCATCCCTGAGGTGGAAAACTCATTGATGAAGAACGTTACAAATATCTCTTCTGATAGTAGATTCAACATTCTCAATAACAAAATGTATGTCGCTCAATGACCAAATAAAATTGAGGGCTGACTTAATGTGGAGGTTGATCCAAGAAATATCGTAATGCGATTTTATATGCTCTTGGGAAGTCTTGCATCGTCAGATGTTTCTTCTTTGACTGATGGATCAGTTTACAAACACATCATATCTGATTATGTTTGTAGCTATAAGTCAGTAACTATCGAGAACAAAAAAGGTTGATGTGAATTATCTACAGACAAAACCAATATCATCGTTCAGAGATCATTTGGTGTCGTTCCTAATTCCTCAAAGATGACAATCTCTAGTAAAAATATAGTAAAATTGGAAAATGTCTTGAAGGCTCAAGGTATGTTTGATGTAGCTTTCTTATTTGCTAACGAAAAGGTTGAAGCATCAACAAAAGCCATAACTTCAGCAACTCCAACAAACGGATTATTGAGATTGGTAACTGCGACACATGGATTAGTAGTAAACGATCTCGTTAAGGTTGCAGGGAATAGTGTCACTGCATATAATGGTTATTGGAAAGTAATAACTGTTGTAAACAGTACAACTGTCGATGTAGATTGTACAGTATCAAGTACAGTCGGAACAGGTGGTACAGTAAACCAAATTTCCATGACATATTGTGGAGAAAGAACAGTCAGAGGATTGATCGCAGGCGATACAATCAGATATACCAATTCATTGGGAAATACTGAAGACGTAGTCACAAAATATATTGATGCTGATAATGATGTGATTGGAAACGATCTCATCACGTCTACTGCAATGACAGTAGCAAATCAGACAAAAGTCGAATTAGTTCAGCAAACGGCGACCTTAGTATCAACAGACTTCTTCTCTTTCTCTAATGTTTCATTGAAGAGAGGTGCAGACGTTACTACGGCATTGACTGCTGCTCCAATAGATTTCGAGCAAATAGTATTAACATTCGATAAAAATGTAGAAGAGATTATACAAAACAAGAAAAACATAGCTACGCCAACAGGATTGGATGTAAAGGTAGAGATAGACAAAGCATACGAAGACAATGTAGATAGAGATGCACAAAGAAGAGTATCATCCAACGCTTATGTTTTGCAGTTTGATATGGCAAAGATTGTATCAGCAACTGACACATTGAATCAAACATACAGAATGCAGATTATCTTCCCTGAAGTAGTATCTGAAACATACGTCATTACTGATAAATCAAGCGAAGTAATCAAAGCAAAATTAACAGGTATAGCAAAATACTCATTCAGCAACAGTTATTCTACGCAAGTCGTAGTAATCAATGACCAAGCATGAACGCAATACACTGGTTAATTATTTTATTCCTTATTCCCATTCTAATGATTGATGTAAACGATTTGATGAAAGATGACACCCAAGAAATCGAGATCAGTAATGGTATACTCGTTCAAGTAAAATGTAAATTATCTATTCTTGATCAGCAGACTATTATGTGAGGTTATCAGTGAGCAAAAGACGATTTGGAATCTTCTTTGAAGATGGCATTTTGACTGATAAAGTCTTGGAATCTAACAGATGGTGATGAGCCATTGGAAGTAACTTTCGATAACTTTGCTGCACTTCCTATCAACTTCAATGATGTAACTAAAATTATTCAAACAAGTGGACTCTTAAATATGAATGCTGCACAAGAAAAAAAAAATATCGAGGAAAGCTAATTTCTTGAATTTCACCTGAAGAAGTTAATCCGACTCGATTCTTTGAATACATTAACATTTCACTTTGCAAGGAATTCGGTTGGAGCGAGACACAACTATTAGAGACATCAAAATCATTTAGAGATAATTGTTGGATGTATCTTGTGGAGAAATCCAATCAAGAATATATTCAACGTCAAGAACAAAATATCAACTCTCATAAAAACGATATATTTAACCGCTTAAAAAACTCGGGAGATGGCAGATAACATGAATTTCGTTGTTTCGGCTACGGATTCGGCATCCCCAGTTTTGAATAATATAAAAAAAAATATCGACTGAGTAACTACGGCAGCACAAACTAATTCACAAAAACTACAAGATTGGTCAAAAAAAAATAGAGAATGATTTGCTGCAATATGAATCGCTGCGTGACTAGCTTTCGCAGGGATTACTTCGTTTATGCAAAGTTCAATAAAGGCTGCTGAGGACTATCAAAGAGCTATGGCACAAATGTGAGCGGCATTAAAATCAACAAACGATGCTTCGTGAATGACTACAAAATCATTAAGCGAACTCGCTTCACAGCTTTCTATTGCTTCATGAATACAAGATGAGGTCGTGATGTCGGCAGAAAATATGATGCTTACTTTTACACAGGTTTGATCAAAGGCATTTCCTGATGCCACAAAAGCAGCGATAGATATGGCAACCGCAATGAATGGTGGTCTTGTCCCATCTACTGATCAAGCAAGGGAATCGGCGTTGAGATTAGGAATAGCATTGAATGATCCTGAAAAGTGATATACAAGATTGCATAGAGTCGGTGTAGAATTCACTGCTCAACAAGAAAATCAAATTAAAACATTACAAAAAAGCTGAGATATGTTTTGAGCTCAGAAAGTTATTTTGGATGAATTAGCAAAAGAATTTGGATGATCCGCAGCAGCAAACGCAGCAACATTCGAAGGTCAGATGAATGCTTTGAATGTACAGTTCGATGAGATGAAGAGATCAGTCGGAGAAGCATTGCAACCAGCATTAGCTTGATTGATGGCTACGATTCAACCGATAGTAAAGTGAATAGAAACGTGGGTTGAATGACACAAAGAATTAACCAAAAATATATTGATAGTCGCAGCCGCAATTACATGATTACTTGTACTTATAGCAGCAGTAGGACTTGCAATATGACCGCTTATTGCATGATTTGAAGCATTTGGTGCTATTGCGGTCGCAGCATGCTGATGAATAGAGGTTGCATTGGCGGTATTGACTTGACCTATTGGTCTCGTTATAGCAGGTATCGCAGCACTTGTGATCTGAGTAAAATTATTGGAGGGAGCGAATAAAGGTACATCACAATCATATACAGAACTGGAATCTGCATTGACTGAAAATAAAAATAAACAGGCAGAATTAAAAGATGAATACGATAGATGAATCATAACACTATGAGATTATCAAGCAGGGACGGCAAGATTAAAAACCGATCAGACAGATTTACAAGGGAAATTGAATAATACCACAATGACTCTCGAAGAAATGAGAGCAAAAATAGTAGAGGTAAATTGAAGTAATCTATCATCAAAAGAGAAGGTGGCAGAACTCATGAAAATAAAAGATGCAGCTGATGCTGCAACGTTGTCATTGAATGCAACTTTGACAGCCGCAAAAAATCTATTGGTAGAACAACAAGCAGAACAAACTAAAAGAACTGCTGTCGAACAAAATGGTTTTTGAAGTCAAGTATATGGTCAATGATCTGCTTGAGGTATACTTGATGCAAACATATTGAAGTCTATATCTTCTGTTGTGGCTCTTACAAAAGCACAGTCAGACCAAAAAAAGGTAGCCGATGATGCTACAAATTCATTAAAAAAATTATGAGTAACATTTTGAGATACTGCAAATGCAGCGTGAAATCTAGCAGTTGCAACTTCATGAACTGCAAAAAAAGTAGAAGATTATACAAAAGATATGAAAAAAGATTTCCAAGATTTTTGCACAAAATCTATGGATTCATTGACCAACCTGAAACAGAAATTTGAAGATGATATGGATTCGTTGAAAACAAAAGCACAAGACATTATGAAACAGTTATCAGATATAAATAAACAATACTCAACCGATACTGCTGACAATAATAAGACTATGGCGGAAGAAATTATCGCCCAAGATAAAAAGGTTGCTGATCTCAAAAAGCAGATAGCTGATAAACTAGCAGTCACTTGAGATACAACTGTCGATGATGCACAGAAAAAATTAACAGACATAAATGCAAGAATAGCTGATAGACTCAAAGCTGATGCAGCAATAGGAAATGATAGTACAAAAGATAGTTATTTGAATGATCTACAATCGCAGGCAAAAGCAAAACAAGAGATTCTTGATCTTCAAACACAACTTACTACTGAGGTCGCTGCACAAAATGATACTGCGGGGATGAAAATTACATTGACAGCAGAAATAGCTGAAGCACAAAGAAGAGCTTGATTAACAGAAATACAAAGACAACTAGAGGATTATCAGACGACAAAACAATTACAACAACAACAATATAACGATAAGCAAACTCAATTACAAAATGAATTATCAGCAGTGAAAAATCAACAAACTCAGATAACGGCAGCATATACAGCAGCACAAGCTGCGATAAAACTTCAAGTACAAAAGTGATTCAAAGAATACGCTGATTGATTAACAGATCAAGCAAATCTAACAAAGCAGAAAGTAGACGACATGAAATCCTACTATGATGGACTAGCTGCATCAATTCAGAAAGCCGTAGATGCAGCAAACAGACTTTCTACTGTATCCATGAGAGCAAGTACCACTAAATGATATGCCGATGGTTGAGTAATATCTTGAGGAATAACCCCATTCGCTACTGGAGGGATCGTATCTTCTCCAACACTATGACTGATTGGAGAATGACAATACAACGAAGCGGTTGTCCCACTACCAAATGGTAGTAGTATCCCTGTTGAAATGAGAGGCTGAGGTTGAATCGTAATAAATATCGGAAATCTATATGGCACAGATGATGAGGCAGCCAAAAGATTTGCCAATGCTATGGTACAGCAATTCAAATGACAGTATAGTTTTGAATGATTTTAGATATAGGATTCGTGTATGAGAAATGGGATACTGATAGTCAATAATGGGGTGGACTACTCGCCCTATTTACAATGGAACTCACTATCAAAGAGTGAAGCTTTGAACAATAACAAAAATACATGCTGATTCACGTTGTTGGACGTAAATATCTCCGAGAACGAACAGTTTTCTATTTACGATTATGTCTACAATATACAGCCAATATCTTCCGCTGACAACTTTATGTACGTCAACGATACCTACCAATTCGAGAATAAATACTTTCTAGGTAGAGTAATTTACGTTGATATTTTTTGAATCAATAAAAGAATGACTATCTCGGCAGTCGATCCTACCACAAACAAGATCACATTCACGACCACATTCTGATCCAATATACCAGTCAAAGCTCAACACTGATTCTTATTTTTTGCAGGTGTAGTGGATAAAGTTACTCAGACAAGACTATCCAAATCAACAACAGAAATGTCCTACACATACTCAGTCATAGGATATGAAAAACTCATGGATCGTAAAGTAGTTATTGATAGTTATGCCAAGCAGTACCTAAGGGAGATTTTTTGAAGAATCGTCTATAAATTTGTAGCTCCTGACTCCTCCGCTATGGTATTTGAAGCCGACACGGCGATGACGTGATCAGGACTATGCTCAAATACAACCAATTACGGAACAGACAAAATCTCGTGAAACTACTCACAGAAGTGAGTATGTACAGGAAATTGATACCGATATAAGGCTTTTACTAGTATAAATTTGAGCGTATACACAGATTTACGCTATCGGTGGAAGATACAGGCGGGACAATGACATAATATGTCAAAATTGACTTTGAGGCTCGGCACTAATGCCAGTAACTACTTTGAATATAATAATCCACATATTTGATCAGATTGGGAGGATTGTTGGATGTATGAGACAATATCGCTGAAATACCCTGATGCCACAGTATGATCCCCAAGTCTTTCGGCTATTACATGGATGGCTTTCTATTACGAGGGATCGGCAGTAAACTACTTCTTGTTCGATTCCGTTATGGCTACCACAGGATGAATCCTTATGTGACCAATGAAGCGTGGAACAGTACAGATGTTGGATGTGAGATTCAATGGAATACAACCATCCTTGATACTCGAGCAACTCACGAAAGCATTTCAGCATTTTTGGTATGTTGATTATGAGAGGAAACTCCACTATTACTACGAAGATTGAGAAGCTATAAGTACCTACCAAATAACACCAACACTACCAACCTATAATTCATTGGTAGTTTCAGTCGATACTACTCAGATCGTAAATAGGCAATTAGTAGAATGAAACGAAGCTCCTGCACAAGCATTATATACCCAAACAAAGAAAGCTGACTGAATACAGACCTCATTCACGATGGATTACAAACCTGCGGGAGAGGTTGACTATCCCGATGGGACTTCATTACAGGGATTGAAAGCGTTTGTCAATGGAGTAGAAAAAACTGTCGGTGTGGAATGACTGGTCGATGAAGCGACAGTTAATTTTGTATACAATCGAAGTAATAAGATCATCAGAAATTCAAGTGCATATCCAGTCCTACTGACAACAGATACTTTGACTTTGACCTATTACCCATACAAAACGCTTTCTGTAAGGTATGCCGATTATGATTCAATCAATTTAATGAAATCGCTTGTCGGCGGAGATGGTATTTTTGATGGGAAAATCATAAATGATCAGACTCTGAACACTATACAGCTCGCAAGACAAAGAGCAGTAGTAGAAGTTCAAAGTAAGAAAGACCCGATTGTGACATACACATTCAAAACAGATATGTGAGGATTTGAGCTCGGTCAAATGGTAATGGTAATTGATCCCGATAGAGGCGTAAACCAATACTTCCAAATCCAAAAAGTGTGAGTCGTGGCACATGCAGGGAATATGTTCCAATACACCATCGCCCTCACAAAGAAATTCTTTGACTATGTGGAATTTTTTCAGCTTCTATTTAAGAAAGCTAGTAATCTACAAGTAAACGCCAACGCAGAGATTATTATCCCATGAAATGATGATGAGGTCATCGGGATACATGAAAGCTATACAGTCTTGGCGGTATGAGATTTTTATAGAGCATGCTTAAATGAAAGCAGGTTTTGGACTTTCGAGGATAAAATATGAACAGCAACCATCGCATGATATATAGGCAGTAGCACCCAAGAGCGATTGATGACAGGAGTAGCAACCGCTTCGTTCCCATCAGTATCGGGATATACAAAAACGAAAGCATTGGAGCTAGTCACAGCAACAGATACTACTGCAACAGCGGAGACTGAACTGATCCCGATAAAAGCCAATACTGATTTCAAGATAGCGTTTGATGTGAAGATATTAAGTCAGTCAGGAGCAGGCAGTATTTCAGTATTCGTAAATGAGTATGATTCCAATAAACAACTACTAGCCACCAATACCCAAACAGTCGTGAATACTCTACCTGATTTTGTTAATTATCTAATTGAATTGACCACAAATAATAGTATATCATTTTGTAAAGTCTGAGTAAAAATTGATACCATGACTGTAGATCTTCTTCTCGGTTGTGTATTCATCGCAGACCAACGTACTGAAACAGTAGTTAATCCATGAGTAGCAGGTTTTAGCTTCGCAGGTGCATAATATGGAAAAACAAAACCTATCTATCACAGCAAACTACACAATCTACAAGATACCAAAATGATCTCTTGATTTTTTGTGGAGTAATAAAGAAAAAATAGCATATCTTCATGATCATGATGTGCCATGAGTCAAAGTACGAAAAGGACACAATCTTGTCCCATTATTATTGAGAAAATATCTCGCAACCATGATCAGTGGATCAACAGTTACACCTACATTCAAAGCAAACATCATAGCACTGGGAACAGATGCTACACCTGCACAATATACTGATACTCAGCTATATGCAGAGACATTAAGAAGTAATTTCGACAATAGATATTCGCAGGAGAACGTAGCATATTTGGATGTATATTTTCCAAGTGCTACAATGGGGACAATGAGTCTCCAAGAGATCGGAGTATTTGTTGATGGATTGGTCGGGACACCAAACTCCTGATATTTATTGTCTAGGATCAATGTCAACGAAACCTTTGATGGATGATCGGATTTTAGCGTAAATGTGAGTTTCACGATTACTGGTTAATCTTTACCACTTCACTATAAAAATATGCCAAGAACACAATCAACCAATCGAGCAACAGGAGATAAAATATCAGCAACAAGACTGCAACAAATAAACGCAGAGCTTGATAGTCTTTATCAGAATTGAGACGACATTGGTCGTGTCTCTTTTGCTCAATCTTGATCTCCATTGAAAGTAGATATTGGAGCGTTCCCATATTCAGTACATGGAAACTATGGAATATATGCGTGAACGACTGACCTAGTAATAGCAGACAACTCAACGAAATATATTCTGATTGATTCTTCTTGAGTGATCTCCGTAGCAAGTGCAACAGATTCAAACAAGGCGTTGCTTGCAATAGTGGTAACTGCATCGTGAGATGTGGTAAGTATCACAAATTACAAAGCTTCTGTATTTGGCGGATATGTGGGTACTGGCGATATGAACTGACCAAGTGGAGCAGTAAGTAATAATCTTCCTTTGTACGATTGAGCTACTGGAAAACTTTTGAAAGATAGTTTAAAGTCTATACAAACAACAGTAAATAATGTTGATACGGAAATTCCAACAAGTTTAGCTATGATAAATTTTATGAGAGCTTTTTGAGATTGATCTGATTGAGATGTGACCATTTCTTGAACAGTAACTTTAACTAGAGATATGTACTACAATAATTTAACCATACCTATAAGCCAAATACTTAATCCAAATTGATATAAAATTTATGTAAAATGAATACTAATAAATAACGGAATAATTAGTAGAAATGGTAATGTGTGATGAGCGGGTGGTGGATGTTGACAGGGTTGATCACCTATTGGTTGAACTTGATGATCTGCATTACATTCTTGAACCCTATGAACTGAATTGTGATGAGGAAGTGGTTGAGCTAATGGGGGTTATGGAAATGGGGGGGATGGTTGAGCTGGTACATCAGTCAGTAACTCATTTTCAAACGTAAATTGATCTATTGGCTGAACTGGTTGTACATCTACTGGTACATGATGAATATGATGAGTAGCAGGAACGAGTACAAGATGACCATTTTATAATAAATCTTATCGACCTGCATGATTTTTTACTTTTCAATTTTTTCAACCTATTACTCAGTATCTCCCATGAGCTAGTAGCGGGGGTGGAGGTGGATGAGCACAATATTATACAAACGGTTGATGAGGAAATGGGGGATGATGATGAGCGGGTGGGAATGGCTGAACAATATTTATTGCTGTTTGAACATTCAATAATACAGGTACTATAACTACTACTTGATGAGCGGGTGGTGGATGATGATGAGCAAGCTCTCCTTGATGAGGTGGAGCGGGTTGACAATGATGAAGTGTTATATTAGTGTATCATACTCTTATAACTCTAGGTACTATAACTACTACTTGATGAGCGGGTGGTGCTTCTGGCGGATGATGAGCAACAGCAGGTGGAGCAGGTAATAATGGGAACATAATACAAATAACTATTTAATCTCTTTTATATTATTATGGCAACTCACGCAAACAATCTCCACAGATCCAAACTATCTAAGACCAAGAAACTCATTTTGAAAATAGCTAACTTCATGTGAACTCCTACATTTTTGATCTTCTGTATATTACTAGTGACAATCCCATTCATGCGACCAGTAATTCTACCATACGCACAATATGCTTCATCTTGAGTAATCCAATTGATCGCATTACCAATCATCATCTTTCAGGGGGTAATTCAATCCGAAGCAGAATCCATCAAAGCGGACATCAGATTTGAACATGATAAATTGATGGAAAAAGATATGGAATACCTCAAGAGAAAAATAAATCAGAAATTTTTATCTAAAAAATAGATGCAATGGATGACATCATCGTCAAGATAGAAACAGAGCAAGATATGGTTTTCCAATTCACAGAAATTCCTGTGGAATTTGTTCCGTATACTGGAGCATATAAACCAGTCAATCTTGGCAACCAAAGCATGACTGCACGTGAATGATATTTTGGGAATATCTATAACAAAGATGAGGTAGATGATTTGATTGCAGAATTGAATCCACATTATCAATTACTTAATATAGTAACAAATGGTCAAATATCATTCACTCTCGATGTACTTCCATTGAATTTGGAGAATGGAAAGTTATTTATCAACGGAGTAAAGTACAAATATTTAACAGACTATACAATTGATGATTCTACCAGTATTCTGACACGATTAAATCCATTTGTATTGGAAACAAACGACATACTAGAATATCTTTTTTAACCTTTTTTTCTTATTATCATGACCCTGATCCAAGCAAAGCAAATCAAAAAACGATTTGATGCGTATGTACCAATGAATAATGTGTCGCTGACGTATGTGGCAACACCTATCGCCAGTCTCAACGTTACATCGGCAATCACAGCCGTCCTTGCGACAGCAGGTGATGGTGGGAAAGCTGTTCCTATTCAGCCATGAAGTACCTCTACACAGATCGGAGTAAGAACTGTCGCAGGAACAAACAAGGTGGAATTATTTAACCACGCAACACAAAAGAAATTCAATGACGGACATGGAAACGAAGTCTATGGAAAAATTACTGAAAGTTCTTGAACGTATACACTGACATTCTATTCTATGATCAATGGAACAGAAACAGCGTACTCATTCACGGCATCCGTAGCGATTGATTGTGAATTTCTCTATCTCTTTGATTTATACAGATGTCCTGCAAATACTCAGTATCACGTTAGAAGAAGTTATGATGATCTCAGTAATGGATGAGGAACACTTATCACTGAAGACGTTGATGTTACGGCATTGAATACTCTTGCTGATTTATGATACACACCAGTAACCTGAAGTACGATGTTATTCGTCAATCATGTTGGAGAAGATACTATCGCACCTGCCTCATTCACCGTAACAGGAAAAGCATTAACTTGGAGCTCAAGTAACGCTTGATATGACCTTGATACTACCGACAAAGTAACAGCTAGATACACAACGCTAGAAATATAAGATTTTATCTCTGCGTATATTTTTGATGAAAACGAAAGCAAAACAATTAGCAATGCTGATAACAGATGCCTGAATAATCGCAGACATCACCAATCCTAGTAACTGGAATTATGCTACATACACAGGCAGTCTTACAGGACTGGAAGTCAATCAGTATTATTATGATTGAGTATACGAATATAAATTTGATGGTGCAATATTATATAGAACAAATACTATAACAGGAATGCCTATGAATGAACTAGTTATTAACGAAAACGATCAAGAAATTTATTGAAAACAATTCCAAAGTTTTGCTAATGCCATCAGTTGGATCATGGCTACATCAGTCCCAACAGTTTATAATCGCCGAGCAATAAGATTTAGTGGTTACAATACCGAAGATGTAGCGTTACCTGAATATGTATATCTAGTAGGAAATGGAGAATTTACATCGTTTCTGATGTGAGCTATTTCGTTTTTGTGAACAGGACAAACACTATGAGGAAATTGTATCTTCAATTGTACGGCAATGAATTTGGTAATAGATAATTCAACACTAACACCTATATATATTACTCCCACGACCAATCCCAATACTCCTGCTTATGCACCACGAATACTAGAATATACAGTAACGTCTGCACCAGTTTCGTGAACGTATCAATTAGAGATTGATACACATACCTATGTTTTCAATTGGAACGATGATGCTACCGTCATTCAGGCAGCAATCAGAGCAGATTATCCGCAGGCAGTAGTAAATATTCCTACTATGTTTGACTTTATGATCTATATGGTATGACTACCTGCTCCTCAAGGTGCTCCAAATTACTGAACATTATATCGGTCTGCATACAATATAGATATGGTTAATGCGATATGACAAACAGTGGATCTGAATAATACTTTTACTGAAGGGAATATCCAAGTCCAAGAAATTTCTCTTGATAATACACCAACGCAATGAGCATATCAATTTGCGATAACTTACGGCTCAAATCTTTACGGATCGAATGTATTAAATTGGGATGCTGACGAAGCGACAATACTTACCGAAATCAGAAATATCCTACATCAAGCAGAAGTGGCTGAATGACTTAATTTAGGAAGTGCAGATACTCAAATAGTCGGAACAGCATTGACTACCGATATTTCAATCATACTAAATAATGCTTGTCAGGCAATACCTGAAATTGATATAGTCGCTAACACTCTTGCCAGTTATCCTCCAATACAAGTAAATTTATATAGATGTAATATAAATGTTTCGTCGAATGTATGAGGAAATCAATATGGATTCTTTGACTCACAATTACTAGGTGGAGATTTATCGCAAGCAAATTCTCAATTCAATAACTGCCAAATCAAAAGTTATTATTCTGATTTATCATTGAATAATCCGATAATCTATAATAGTGTATTCGCAAGTGTCGATACCACATCATATCTATTTGCAATGCAGAGTCCTTTGATATATAATTCTGTATGACAATGATGCAATAATATAACTTGGGGAGATCGTGTAAATAGCTCTAATATAGAAGCATATAATTCCAAATTCCAAAGAGAAATGACACTAAATAATGCTATGTATATGAACGTAATGCAAAGTAATTTCGATTCGATGTTCTTCGTAAATAATAATAATTCTGAATTGGATTCGTATAACTGTGTATTCGTTGTGTGAGTAGATACGTCAGGAGGTTGATCGTGGACTAATCAAGGAGAAAATTTCGATAATAGAAACACAGATTTACAAAATACAGATATGCAGAATGTAACAAAAGAATTGAATGATAAAATAAACCAATCAAATAGATTAGTAAACTGAACTACAAATATAGTAAATTTGCTTGGATGAACAGGAAGTACAACAACGATATATACTGTTCCCAAAGGTAAAAAATTTATAATCACACAATTCATTATTAAGATGGAAACATCGTCATGATTCTTAACGTACCCTAGTGTTAGATTACAGATACGTTCATCAGGTTTAAGTTTAACACTTCAAAGACCATTATCTATAAGTACAGTATGAAATATGCAACTAATATCTCCCGAATGAAATTGATATCCGACAGGATGATTCCCAATAGTAGGAGATTTGGAACAGATAGATTTTAAGATAGTTAGCGGGTGAAGTAGTAGTGGTGCTGATTGTACTGCGAGCATATTATTATTCGGTATTCTTATTTAATTTCTAAAAATATATGACGATGACAACAGACGATACTACGACAGTCGATGAAAAGACGAAAGCAATCCAAGAGAAACTGGATGTTTTTGGCAAGAACTTCAAAACTTTTGATGTAGATGCAATGAAAACACATAAGCAAAATATCCAAAAAAATAATGTAGAAAGAATCATGGAAGCGACAAAGCAAGCGAACTTAGATAAGATTGCTTTAGAGAATGATCAGAACATAGAATCCTAGAGCTTTATATGGCAACCGATATGGATGAAATTGATAGAGGAAATCGAGCAAGAATTGAAAGATTGAGACCAGTGGATGTTGGATCATACGATAGAGAATGGAAGCAACTGCAACGAGAATTGTAGAATTATGAGCCAAGTCATTGATCAGTATCGTTTAGAAATGTATAATAGCACCTTCAAAGAAACACATAAAAAGCCAATAGATAAGAAGACAAAGATAGAGGTATGAAAATGACAAATACATCTTCATCTACACGGATCATTGATAGAAAGACTGGAACAGGTACTAGAAAATGAGGGGAATTTTTTAGCTTATATCTACTAGAAGATGAATAAAGCTGATCAACATCTTCAAAGGATAAACCATAATATATCTGTGTATGAAAACGGATTTCTCCAACATCCTGAAAGAGAAAAAGAAATAGCAACAAAACTAAAAATACTATATAATTGTCAGAATAATCTTTTGCAATTATTAGATAATAGTAAATGAGATACACAAACCACAATCAATAACTAATGGGCAGGGAAGCCCATTTTTTTGTAGAATCTTCTCTTGAATTCTTTTGAAAGAGTAGTAATAATCAAACCATATGTTTTACATTATATTTCACTTGATGAAATTAGCAAAGCAGATTGGAACAATCGCAAGTGTGATCTCGATAATCGCATGAGTGCGAACGTTGGTAATGTTTATGTCTACTCTCACCGCCAAAGTCAATCTCGTGCTAGAAAACCAAGAAGTCATCAAACAGGAATTCACAATAAACGAAACAGATCATAAAGCAATCTTTGCGACTCTTAACTGACGACAACCATACATCGCTTTTATCATCTCAAAGTTTAACCTTAACTAGAAACAGGATGCGGAAATTTGGACTAGGATTAGTATTCTTTTGATTAGTAGTGTTATGCCGAATAAGAAATAAGTAGCTTTATCATCTGATATTGCACATGGTCGATTGACGAACTGAATGGAAGCCATCCAAAACATATAGAATTATCAGACTTATTATTCTCGGAATTGTTGTTATTATAATGTTGTTTCTTACTTTCAAACACGTCCACTAATTTTATTCTTTAATATATTATCATGAACGCAACAAGTCCAAAGAAATCGTTTGATGTGACTGATTTTATCAATCTCATGAAAAACATCGGAATCTTTTTTGCTCCATTATTTGTGGCAATCGAGACAGCATTGAAATCAGGACAACCAGTACAACGATGGATATTGTGAGGTCTAGCATTTTCTTGTGGACTAAAATTCCTTGAGTATTATTATACAGACAACACCATAATTACTCCTGATGTGCTTGTTGATAGAAAAGAAATGGCTGATGCTTTACCTCCTACTAGTGACGTATGATAGATCCAAAAAATATGATAACCATGTATGTGAAATATGGAAACAGTAAAAATTTTTTCGTAACTCTGACTAATTCTGCATGAACTGCAATCAACTTAACAGGTGCAACAGTATTATTCACTGTCAAAAAAAATGCAGAACTATCAGAGACTGATCCTACGGATAGCAAAGCATTATTGGAAAAGACCATTACTGATTTTGATACTCCGAGAACGAATGGGAAATTCACACTTACTTTGTCTCCTGAGGATACCGCACAAATAGGACTCTGAGATTTTTCTTATGATTTCAAAATAACATGGAGCGATCAGAGTATCTACAACACAGATATTGGAGTAATTTCTATCGGGAAAGTATCCACACAAAGAAATCTTTATCCCACTTCTTAATCCATGAGAACATTAAACCAAATTGTCGCAACAAATTATATGCACATGGTGAAGTATACGCCTAGACAAATCACCATCCAAAAGGAATCGAAATACACACAAACAGCAGGTAACTGTTGGGTATATTCAGTATTGAATAATCAAGCTATGATGACAGGGATTGATGTAGCTCCTGACGAATTTAAGAACTATTTGAAGACATACTGATTCAGTCCTGAATGACCCATCGGGAATGATACGAAATACTCATGATCCTTGATGTGTGAATTTCTTAAGCTGAAAGGATACAACGTTTTTCTCGGCGAAATAGACGTGATGAAAAGTCCGAAATTATTTGCTGAAATGTTGTTGGCATGATATGCGTTTATATACACAAGAGATTGCCACGATAACGTGCTTGCTGATATTAGAGACAATGATGAAATCAATACAATCATAATAACCAAATGAGCTTGGCACGCAGTCAATCTATGTCTGATAAATAAAAAGCTTACGGAATTTGGTAGTCGATGAGATAACAATATCTATAATAATTTCACCTACGAAAATACTAATATTTTTATGAGATCAATCCAAGCGTGAGCTATTGTTGGGAAAGTAAGATTTCTTGATTTCAGAAAATAGTACCCAATTTTACTTTCTAATAAATAAAAACCATGTTTAAACGAGACCAAGTCCTCCAAACAAAAAACTTCTCTCCATGAGTAAACACAGACCAATTCATTATTCTTCATAGTACAGGTGTCCTATGAACGGAAGGAAATCTCAAGACATTACTAGGACAGACAGGAAGAGCGGTCAGCGTTCATTTTTTTATAGATAGGGAGGGCAAGGCATACAAACTTGCTGATCCAAAACAAATCACATGGCACGCAGGCGAGAGCTTTTGGGGTAATTTATGTCTAATGAATAGATACTCGATGGGTATAGAGGTAGAGGGGGTAGATGACTTCACCGATGCACAATTCAATAAAGTCATCGAACTCGTGCAGTATCTCAAGACTACTTTCAACGTTCCAAAATCAAATATACTGACTCATGCGTGTATCACTTGGGGATGATGTCGTGATATGAGATTGTGGGATGGGCATACTCATTCTAGGAAGACAGACATAAATAGGAATTTCCGATGAGCAAGGGGAATCAATTCGTTCATGGAATTCAGAGATAAATACTTCTCTTAAAAATCATTTGCAATTACAAAGAAGATAGATAATATATCGGTATATTTAACGATAAAAACACCGATGGAATTTGAGAATGATAATGTTGTCGTGAGAGTAAATGGAGATGAAATTTATGCACAGGACATAACGAACAGATATAATATGCCAACACTACTTACACGATCAACCAAATGAATCAGAAAAGCAAAAAAGAATATCATAATGGACTTCGATAATGATCGGAAGTTTTCGACAGTGAAGATATTGATGGATAGATACGGAATCAAGTACAGGAATTATTTAGATTATTCAGACTAGGAATGAAAGACAAGATACACGATCCATACAGGATGATATTGCAGATCATAGATTGCGTGAAACTCACGAAGACTATTCAGGATAAAAATAAATTGACCAAGTACGGCAAGTTATGATTCCACAGGAATAATGTGTATATGCGGAAATCATGAAGACGACCAGTGCCTGAAAAGTACCAAAAAATAATCAGGGAAATTTATGAAGAGCATAAACACGAGGAAAGTCTGCTCGTGAAGCAGATAGATAGATTATTAAAAAAAGACTTGCAAAAAGAAAAAGAATAGATAATGTTCAAATACCAAAAGTGCTTAAATCGTTCCGCCGAATGAAACTGGGTGCACTCTTGGCGGAGCGAGCCCAGTTTTATTGTAAACAATAAAAAACATGAAAAAAACATTTATCATCTACTGCGATTGGATCGACTACATGGAGGATATGTCTTTGGAGGAAAAATGACTACTATTTGATAATATAATGAAATATCAAAATTGACAAGAAATTTCAGAAATATGATGATTGAAATTTGTTCGGAATAAAATCAAGAAAGAATTAGATGAAAATAATAAAAAATGGGAAGAGATAAAAGAGAAGAGAACAATAGCAGGTAAGAATTGAGGTATTGCCAAAGCTAGCAAATGAAAGCAAAAGCTAGCAAATGCTAGCAAATGAAAGCAACATCTACCTGTTAGTGATAGTGTAAGTGTAAGTGATAGTGAAACTGTTAGTGAAATAAATACTTCAGCTAAAGCTGAAGAAGAAAATTCTTTGGTGGAAAAAGAAGATCTTAAAGAATTTTGAGATCACGAAATAAATGAATGTTTAGAAATAATTTGAAAATATAACAACTGAGTACTCGATTGAACGAAAGGCGAGCAGAGAATTTTCTCTAAAAATCTCATCGGAAAACTCAAAAAAATAGATTCCGTCCTCGCCTGAAAATTCACACGGCAGTCAATCCTCGAGATGATCCTCGAGATCGTTTCACAGGATCAATATCATTCCCACAAGATTTCATGACCAAAAAAGATACACTTCGAGCTTGCTAGCCTTATGCAAATTTGCAAAAAGAAAATGCAGGAGAAAAAAACGATAGGAGTGTTGCCATGAATCTAGTTTTATATCTTCCACAATAACCCATGAACGAAATTAAACTCCACAAGCAACTGACTCAGATTGAAACTTTTGACGGAATTCTATTCACGCCTGCAACTCCTGCGGAACTGGATAGAATGCTAGATGAAAGAAAATTTATACAGATCGGGGACGAAAGGATCGCAGTCCATCAGATCAAGAGGTACTATCCTCAGCAAATTTGAGAGATAGAATCCCATATCCTATCAAAGCCAAAAGATATACAGATCATACTGAGGGCAAGAGAGAAAGAGAAAAAAAGTAATGTTGGAAGATGATTCGATTCCATAGGAGAAATAGAGAGATATTTGGAGTCTAAGACCGAAGTAAAAAATCTCTAATTATCTCTTGCAATGCAAAAGAAATTTATTATAAGTAACTTGCAATCAGAAAACGAGTACCTGCATTGACAGGTTGGATGAGAGATAAAACACCCTAACAAACTCCTACCCTGATATAAACCCTTTTATTCATAAACTATCTGTCAGATGACAAAATGAAAAATCGTGAAGATTCACGGATCGAGAGAACGACAAGGGACAAATTGACCGATGTTCGCAATCAAAATTGAAATGGAAAATTGAGACGTTGGAGAAGTAAACAAGAAAACATCAGATGCATTCAAGGTATGAGATGAATTGGAGTATGAAACAAAGAATGACGAGAAGTATTGAATGAAAATTATTGAGAAAAAGAAAGAGCAAAACAACCAAAAGAAAAACGGATCATGGCAACAAGAAGATCCGAAAGTAAAAATGATTTGATTCGCTTTGAGCTATGCGAAAGACTTACGATCCTGACAAGGAGACACAGCGAACATGGAGAAATTGTTATCACAAGCTGATTCAATGTTTGCATGGATGCTACTACAACTGGATTTTTTGAAAAAGCTCGAAAAGGATGTTGTCCAGTCAGCAACAAAACAAAGTGAACCAATTACAGATTCCCAAGTAAAGTACCTGCATGGGCTTTGGAATGAGATCGCAATCGACTCATGAATACCAATGGATGAATGCGACAAGATCAGGAGACAATTCATGAAAGACAAATTTGGAGTAGAGACATCCAAGGACATGACGAAAGAGCAGGCAAGTAAATTTATTGAGGATCTAAAAAGCTCAGACTCAGAACTAAAAAAGCTACTCATCGGGAGCAAGAAGAAAGCAGACGATGATTGACTTCCATTCTAAGCAAGACAAACTGCTCGAGAAACTTCACGAGCCGATCAACAAAGAAAGTATAATCCAACATATCCACAATCTCCCCGAGAAGAAAGTCAGAAAAAAATATAATTGAAAGAGATACTTTCATCGCAGGGGAGATGATTACAAAACATTTTAGCATTTTACTTTATACCATGCCAAACATTATAGAAAACATCAAATCCCTAGCGGATGTTATGAATACCATGGATCAATTAAACGATCCACAGTTTATCGAGGAGCAATGATTATCAGAGGAGGATGTGACTAACATATCCCAGGAGCTTATTGCCCAATTGGAAGTATATAAGTCCGAAGCCAATGACTATGTCGCTTATCAATTATCCAAGAGACAGGATGCACTAATCATGCTCAACGGAAGAGACATCGAGATTAAGAGATTGACCGAGCTTATGAATTGAGACAAAAAGAAAGTAGAGAGAATCGAGAAGTGGATCGATTACATTCTACAAACATTTAAAATAGAGAAAATGGAGACTGAACTCAATAAGCTATCCTATCGTAAATCTGAATCAGTAGAATTTGTTGACGAAGCACTAATCCCCGAGAAATTCAAAGTAATAAAGGAGACAACAAATATCAGCAAGACAGAGATCAAGAACGCACTGAAGCTATGAGAGTCAGTACCAGGGGTAATAATCAAGATCACTCAGAATTTACAAATTAAATAAACATGCAGCTATTATTTTTTGATACTGAAACGACTGGCTTCCTCCAGGCTTGAGGTAGGATAATACAATTCTGAGCGATCTACTGATTTTATGATAAGGAGAAGGAGGAATTCCACACGGAAAGAATCATCAACCAATACATCAATACTGATGCAGAGATGAGCGAGTGAGCTTTCAAAGTGCATGGGATATCCAAGGAGAAAATATCCATATTCAAAAAGATGGATCACTACATCAGAGAATTCCTGGCATATATCAACAAGGCGGATCGGGTGATAGGACACAATATAGACTTTGATCTCTGAATGCTTAAAATGGAATGTGAAAAATGCTGAGTAAGTTTTGATCGGCAGAAAATAAAAACAGTATGTACCATGAAAACTCAATGAGTGGTTGATTATTACTGAGCAGGGAAACGACCAAAACTACAAGAATTACATACAAAAATATTCAACAAAGGATTCGAAGATGCACACGATGCCATGTCAGATATTACGGCAACGAAAGACTGCTTCTTGGAGCTATACAAGCAAGGGAAGATTGTTTTATTCTAACACAGATATGATGGAAGTCCAAGACATGGTAATCAATATCTTTGAGTGAAGACCATATACTAGGAATTCACGTACCGATCTGTATTGTGACATTATGGAGAAATTTTATGAGTGTGTATTCACTGAGGAGCAGAGAATCAAAATGAGGAAACTCCCTTTTGAATCAGTCACAAGATCAGCGAGGATCGTGCAACACAGAGCTGAATACGCACCAAGCGAAGAGATACAGATTGAGAGGGAGATCAAGGAAAAGACAATCAGAGAAAAATATTGAAATGGTAGGGCATATTTGGAATCAGTCCTCAGTAAGAACAAGGCAAAGTATGAAGAGGAAAAAAGATAAACTTTTAATTTTTCAAAGTGTATCATGAGTATATTAAGACGACTAGGCTTTCTCCCCGAGAAACCAAAGCCACAACAGAAAGTACATACGATGAATCTTCCACCTATAACGGATGAAATGGTAAAAATACCAAAGAAATTCCCACAATTTGCACATCAACATAGATCAGCAGAAGATTTCGAGGAGAAGGAAGAGGAGAAAAAAGAAGAGCCAAAACCAATTGATCCTGAGAAAGAAGCAAAAAAAAAACTGATCGGGAAAGGAAACCTCATGGAACTTATTCGTGATTTCGATAGAGTACAGCTCAAGAGATGAATTAGAAATGCTGAAGTACCTGATAATAAACCAAGAGATCATTTCCGCTGAGATATAAATAGGATTGTAAAGATGTCAAAAGAAGAAGTAGATCACGAAAGAGGCAAAAGATATTTAAAAAATATGGACGAGGTCTTTGATCATTTTAACCATAACAAATCCACATGAAACGTTTCGGAAGAATCGTAAGAAGTTTGGTAATTATCTCGGCACTTGTCCGAGGATGAATAAGAGTATACTCAGCATTCCAACCACCAAAGGCATTGGAGGATATGACTATCTCCGAGCTAAGTGGGATGAAAGCAAACTTAGATCAACAATTATCAGGCATCCAAGAGCAAGAGAAAACTATATGCTGAATGATAGTATGTGAGCAACCAAAGGAGGTGGATACATGAACGACAAATACTGCCACATGACCAATTCAGCAAGTAGATGATTTCCTAAAGCTCCCGTAGTAAGAGCCAAAACTGCTATACAAAAGACCTATACGCAATTGATATTAAGGGATGATCAAAAGGAAATAGCTGAATATCTACTATCGAAAAATAACGATATAAATATGGTAGCTACTTTCATAAAAGAATCATGATTGAATCCATACGCAGTATGATCGGTAGGAGAAAGATGAATGTGTCAGCTTATGCCAAACGCAACCAATAATGTATGGATCGATGATCTCCAACGATCAGATTGGAAACGACAGGCGGATCGTTGCGTGGATAAGCGACTAGCCGTGAAAGATAAAAACATACGAACAGCCTACAAAATCAGATTTAAATATTTAAGATAGTACATGAATATATTCGGAAGAATAGTATTGATTATGCTTAAGCTATGTATGCTCTGAGCGGTAGTCCTTCTCGTGATGAATGAGCTGACAGCCGATGATAAATACGCAGTCTACATGTTGTCCGATATAGGCTTTTGATTTCTATTGGTGGGAATTATGATTTTATTCTATAATAAGTGGTAGCATGAAATTAGATAAAGAAAGAAAACTAGAAAAAATCTACGAAGTAATTGCAGATAAGACGCTTAGTTTTGGGTGTATAATTGATAAATGTATCACACAGAACTGAAAAGCTTTTTATGCAAAAAGTATGTTTTGAGGAAAGCTTTTTTGAGATTTTGAAGAGAGGAAAGACTGACCGTCAGACAAGATAATCTGACACCAAGTAATGATATGAGATATATTGGATTGGATAGAGAAAAAATTTAAGCTAAATATAGAAGAATTTGACGAACTAGAAAGTTTATTTATCTTGTGGAAAGACAAACGCAAGTCAATAGACGACCAGTCAGACGAATGTATTGATTTTATATATTCATGTATTCTATAATGAAAAAACATCAACCACTATTCGCCAAGGAAGAATTGATTCGGTGAGATAGTGTACAAGAAAAACGTAAGAAAGTAGCCAAGATGTTATTCGAGTGAGAGATGCGTAGGTTAGAATCAGAAATATATAAGTCGTGAGATGTTTGAGATGCAATAGAGGCATTCGATAAATTCAGAGCAAGGATCAGGAGAATAGTCAAAAGATTTTAATTCTTTAATTTCCAAATGAAAATCCTTTAATTCCCTAACCAAGAGAGCAGATGAAAGCAGTCAAGTGCAATAAATGTGATAAAGAGGCAACTAAACATATAAAGGCAGACTTAGACCTACCAACACTCCATTACTGCGAACAACATTACTTAGAGTTTATAGTAGAACGATACGCTTTATTTGATAATGATTAGAGATGGAAGCACCAAAGAATAGAGAGATAACCGAATTTGGTAAATTTCCAAACATAATAAGAAAACACACAAGACATCTATATCGGCGAGTAGAGAATGAATACTTATTGGAATACTACTGAACATTAAGAGGGGATAGATATAGAATAGCACATACAGAATTTTGATATAAACAAACTCCAATATGAAATACTAAACCGTATGTGTGAAAAATATCTGACAAAGATTTACAAAATTATCTAATACTTAATTCCTAAATTTTAACCTTTACTTCCTCACCAAACAAATGATGAATAACAAATACAAGATAATACTTCATCTTTGTGCAGATACCTGAAGCGATAGCAAACCATACAGAGATGCTTGATATACTGTAATCTGTATTGGGAAAGATATAGGCGTAGAAAACTATCACCCACCTAAGAATGTCTATTGAGTGATTGCTAACCCACCCTGTTTAGAATTTTCCAGAGCTAGAACTGGTGGCAAACCAAGACTATGAGAAGATGGTATGCGTTTAGTAAGAGAGTGTCAAAGAATTATTGATGAGTGTTGAGAATTGAAATTCCGAGTTATGGAAAATCCTGCTACTGGTGCATTAAGAAATTATTTGGGGAAGCCACAATATGAATATCAGCCACGATGGTATGGTAGTCCACGAACTAAGAAAACAGCATTATGGGGAAACTTCAATATCCCACAGAGAGTATATACCAAGCGAGAAGATGTGCCTAAAAATGAAAACTTATGGGTTAGAAAAAGGAATAGAGTGACAGAGAACGATAGATACACAGGGAAACCAGAGATGCACACATTACACAAGTCAGCATATAAACATATCACAGAATTTCATTGTTTACCAGAACCACAAAGTGATATGGAGATGAGGTCGTTATGTTCACAGAAGTTTGCTAAAGAGTTTTACTTACTAAACCAGTAATGATGAATAACAAAGACTTAATAGAGAAGGTGCAAGCCATAATTATGTTTATAGAATGAAATAGTCCTAGTAAACGAAGAGACAAACAAATTCATAGTATGTTAGAGAAGTTATGGAGAGAACAATTATTAGCCCCCACCACCACCACAGAAAGCAAAGAAGCAGATGGAGAATGGATTGAGTTAGCTTGGAAGCAATATTGTACCGATGAAGCACGAGACCGACCTAAGCGAAAAGAAAAGTTTAAGCAAGCCATCCTCTCCAATCTCCCAAAGACAAACGATAAGAGGATTGATGAGTTGATTGAAAAATATAAAGAATTTGAAGATTTTATGTACAACTCTATAGATGAATTACATTCAAAAATAGTTAAAGACCTTACTAGCCTCAAATCGCCAACCACTACAGATGAGGTATGGGAATGCAATCTATGTCCAGAGTGCTGAGAACATTATCGTGCTTGTTGATGTGCAGTACAATCGCAAGTAGACCTGGAGAAGCCAAGCGAGAGTGGGGAATGTAAACACGAAAGCGATGATAATGTGTACCTATCAATGCCACCACCAAGGAGAGAGAAAAAATACTCACCACAAACAATCGCATTAGAAAAAGAATTTGATAACGATTAAGAAAACACTAAATTCGAGAATAATCTCTTGAAACATCAGATAAAGAAATCTATCGAGATATGCCAAGATGAATTACACACGAGAGAAGTAGTATTTGCCAAAAAATCTCCGACCTTGATGTCGCAGAAGATTACAGAAATGGCATTAGTAATAAATATATTGGAAAAATTTTTAACTTTTTTGTAGGAAATTATGGAGATATTAGAATTCAAATACTTCTCTACCAACGATCCTTATGATGTAAAATGGGAAGCGTGGTCAAGAGTCTATGAATATCCCTTTGTAATCAAGTGGTTGCAAACTATAAAATTGGAGAATCATGGGGAGGAATGGGATTATCCAAGAATCCACAATACAGGTTGTTGATGAGGTGCTATACATTTACAGTTTGCCGAAGGATTAGAAAAGTTTTGAAATTTAACAAGCTCAGATACAGACGGCAGGCGAGATTGAGGACTACCCAATAACTATAAAACCTACGATATTCTGAAACAATGTGGTTTTCAGTCAGAAATAGTGTTGTGTATTTCTACCCTAGAGCATTTGAGCGATCAAGTATTAGCCATCCAAAACTTATTGGATGCCACAAAAGACTGATGATATTTGATAATAACGCTTGATTGCCCTCCAATAGACTTAGTAAAAATAGAGGACTTTCTGTGAGTGAAATGCGAAGATGTAGAAGACAGACTAGATACTAAAAACTGAGTAATACCAAGCATATTTGAGAATATAAATGTGATCAAATTAGTAATCAAAAAATAGTTTTATTCCGAATATATGAAATGCAAATCTGTATTGTAGCTAGCACGAGACCTAATATAATCAAGCAATATGGCTTAATTAGGCAATGTATTGATCAAAAAATAAACTATTATGTTCTGCATACATGACAGCATTATTCAGAAAATATGTCGGGAAATTTTTTCGGGGAATTGGGACTACCTACACCCGACATCAATCTATGAGTGAGTGAATCAAATAGAGTAGATCGTATGATCGAGATACAAAGCAAGCTCAATAATATGCGATGAAGTGGTGCGAAACCATCAATAGTAATTGTGCAATGAGATACCGACTCTGATATAATTGTTGCTATCACTGCGAAGATGATGGGAATAAAGGTGGCACATAACGAAGCAGGCATTCGTAGTAATTCAGACATCCCTGAAGAGTACAACCGCAGGATAATAGATCAGATTTCAGACTATTTATTTGTCCCAACTGAGAGAGACTACGAGAGAGTAATAACAGAGTGATTAAAAGGACAGATATATTTAACTGGGAATACCACTTGCGACTGCATAATGGATCAAAAATATATACTACCTAATAACAAATATATTTTTATGACCTTGCACCGTGATTCAAATGTAGATGATAAAGAGGTATTTGAGAAGATATTAAGCGATCTTGTGAAATTCCAAAATGCTACAAAAATACCAATTATATTCTCAGTACATCCTAGAACAATAAAAATGATCAATCTATTCTGATTGAATCGACTTACAGATATGTTTGTATTGAAAGAGCCACTATCATATTCCGATACTATCAGGCATATTTCTTGAGCTGAATTTATCATAACGGACTCAGGCGGTATTCAAGAAGAATGCTGTATCCTAAAGAAGAAATGTGTCATCATGCGTGACTCCACAGAAAGAGCATACATCGGTAGTGTATTACGAAAATGAGATTTATTCAAAGCCATTGCAAAACTAAATAAGATTGATTCATCAAAAATAAAAAATATATTCAACCCTATGAAATACAAATCAATATCAAAAAAAATTTTATCTATCATCCTCGCAAATGGACTTTCGTAAAGACCTAATCTTCTTCCTGAGGAAGATAGAGAGTGGAGAAAATTTCACGCTAGTCCGCTACGGCGATGGGGAACACATGCTTTGTGATGGAATAGATGTCGGGAAAGGCACGCAAGCCGATGTTCAAGATCATTGGACAAGTAAGTGAAAGACAAAACTCTGAGAAGAACTATCAAAGACATTAGATATAACTGACGATAACTTTCGATATGCTTTGCCATGTGATTGTTGTGCTCCTGTTTGCAAGCAATGGTATTTGGAGCGTATCAAAAGCAAAAACATAACCTTTGCAAATGTGTTTATCAATGCTAATTATCAACCATTCAAAAACCGATTACTCGGATTGAAAAGAGAAGTGATGCTGATAGCAAACTATGAATGAAAGGATAAAACATATCCGTTCCCAGTGAAGCAATTTATATCAATACCTGATGATTGTGTAAATTATTTCGAGAAAAACTATACACAAGATGCTGATATGTATACGAAACTGGCAAAAAGTGTACACGATCAATTATTCTTTGTGTCAGCATGACCGATGGCAAATATAATAATCTTTGAGATGTTCAATGCCAATCCCGATAATACATATATTGATCTAGGAAGTGCATTGGATGAATTTACAAAAAATCGTATCACCCGTTGATTCCAAAATGCGGAATGAAAATATGCTAGTAGATATTGCAGGTTTTAGTTTATCAATTCCCATTATGGAAAGAAAAGAAAAATTCCAATCAGGAGATATTACTGTAATACTCTCGCTGTTCAAACGTCCACACGCTATTGAGGAACAGATTAAAGCTATTGAATGACAGACAGTGAAGCCAAAGGAAATTATCATAATCAATAATGGTTGCTTCTCTCCGATTCCCGAATGGATTAAAGAGAAATATACAATCATAGAAAACAACGTAAACTTCGGAGTCCGATTCAGATTCACTGTGGCTTTGAATGCTACGACAAAATATGTAAACGTTATTGATGATGATACTATCCCATGAAGTAAGCGACTAGAAAACTGTCTGAATGAGAGCGAAAAGCAAAGATGATTGTATGGTACAATCGGTTGTAGGTTTGGAACAAGAAGACGATGACAGGAACGCCGACCTGATGATCCAGTAACACGAAGAGAACACTACTATTCATACAATAGATACTGATGGGACAATAATAATGAACAAACAAGAGAAGCTGATTTGATATGACATTCACGATTTTTTGAGAGGGAATTTCTATCAAAGGCATATTTTGCAGAGCCTATCCCTGACAGTCCGTATTGCGGGGAAGATATGCGATTCAGTTATACATTGCAGAAATATATGTGATTATGATCCTATGTACCTCCACATCCTGCATGAGATATGGAAATGCGATGAAGTATAAAGTGATGGGATTTATGAACTAAGAATGCAAGCCGAGTAGAGCATTGAAAGTGAGATGACGACATATACGATAATTTCTACAAATATATCAGACAGAATGGTTTTAAGATTTTACTAGAAAGATAATGACTGAAAAAGAATTGGACGAATTCCTACTTACCAATATGTGTAGAACTGAAAAATGATCCGATAAATTCGGTGTAGAAAGAATAAGGATATTCCATATTCTCCTATCGGACGTCTTCCATAAAATGGAAACAATCTTCGGAAGATTTTCTGAAAAATATATGGATGAACTTCTCTATATCGGCAAGGCACGGAATACGCTTTGTCCTGAACTACACTATCAATCAAAAGAATTAAAGAATCATATTTATAACATCATAGTAAAATACAAAGAGGACAAACAAAAAACTTTATCCACTGACAGCTAGAAAAAATGGACTTCAAAAATCAGAAAGATATGTTTATCTATGTACGACTACATAGCGACCACAAGTCAGAAGTATCAGGCACACCTATCTATTCTCCAAGACCAGTAAATTTCGCTCATATCTTGGGTAAGTGAATGCACAAAAAATATATGCTTGATCCAAATAATATCATCATCGTGGCGAATGAACAAGAACATCATGGCATTGATAAATTAGCGAATGGCAACAAATATATCATTGAGCAGGAACTCAAAAAAGGCAATAAGATAACAGTAGATTTCTTGTTGAATTTACAACCAAAAAAGCAATAAGGTGGATATTTATTTCATAGACAATCAACATGGAACTCAAAGACATCATCCCACAGCTATTCTCAACGCTCTTTGTATTCAGAGATAATGTTCATAATTTACATATCAATTGCAAATGAACAGGAGCTATGTATTACCATAAATACCTATGAGAAATATATCAACGAGCTGATGATCAATTGGATCGGATTATGGAGAGAGGAAGATTTTGGGATATTGATACGCCTACGCAATACGCAGAGATACAAATCGCCAGTAAACTAGAAGCTTATCCAACAATCGAAAAGGATGTAAACCTTCAGAAAAAAATAATGAAACAGGATATGGATTATTTGGAGTGATTCCTCAAAGTATGGGAAGAGGCATCAATCAAATTTGATGGCGTAGTGAATACCAAGATTATTGATTTCAGGGATCAGCTAGGAACATATATCTATCTGAACAACCTTGAATTAGGAGTGTAGTTTATTTTTATCTTTTTATTATATATTCATGGAAGAAATCAAAAAAATTCGGGAAGAACAAACTCCCGAAGTTAAGCAAACAGCTATCGATTTGATAACAAACGATAGACCAGAGGCAGTCATTTTGGTTACAAACATTATGATTGAGAAGTTTAACGAACTAGGGGAAGAAGTCCCTGAATACGAAAAACTAAATGAAATGGTAGAAGAATTATTCGCTTCCTTAGTTACTGTTGCAACACCAACAGACGAAGAGCCAAAGGACGAAGCGACAGATGTAGATGCTGATACTCCACCCGAGACAGCAGATGCCAATGATGCTAACGAGGAATAGCATATACTTCCTGCCATGAGGCAGGATATGGTGGGAATGGGAAAGCTACCCGATGGTGGCGAGATAATCAACCTCCTTACAAGAGAGAGGACATTATGTCGCCGAACGTTCGAGACGTTCACCCACCCGATATTATTTATCAGAATTATTATATTGAAAATGGATATTGTCTACGTCTTACAAGAATGATATTATGATTGCATGGAATTGAGAATATCATTGAGATCACTGAAAAATATCCCACACGGTAAAGTATTCATCGTATGATATAAACCTGACCGAGTAAAGAATGTTATCCATATCCCATGCGAAGATAATGATTGGAGAACGCCATACGCAAACGTAGAGAAGAAACAAATAGTAATATGCAACGATGAAAGGATCAGTGCTGATTTCATATTTATGAATGATGACCACTACATATTGAAACCTATTTCAGAGATAAAGTATTACAAGCGATGAACAGTATTAGATCATGCAAAAAATGTATTGGAAAGGCATTGATTTGATTATTATTACAGGACTATATTACTCATAGATAAAGTATTTCCATGATGAGATAGTTACGAGGTACATACACCGATTGTCTTCAATAAAGAAAAGCTACTTCATATTATGGATATTTACAAAGACTCCATTGCACAAAAAAGAAGCCTCTATTGTAATCATTACAAAGTCCAGTGAGAGACATTAGGAGAAAAACTTGACTGTAAACTGTACGATGGAGAAAAACTGCAAGTGGAAGAAGATCAGATATTTTTGTCTAATGATATCTATACAGCAGAAAAAGATTCATTCAGAAATTTTCTTTATCAACTATTCCCTACACCATCAGAATACGAATAATGTTTTAATTCCTTATGAAAATATAATGCCAGTAGTATTAAAGAATCCTGAATGCCCATATTGCGGATCGCACAAAAACGTAAATGGAGCAATAGCAACATGTGCCATTGGATGAGTGTTGTGTATCTTTGGAATAGTATTCCGACCATTATCACTAATCTGATTGATTATCTTGGTAGCAGGAATCGTTCAAGCATCGACAAGCAAAAGTAGGTATTGTAGTGATTGTCATAAAACATGGACAATCAAGACCGAAGAGCCAGTAGAAAACGAAACGAAAGAATAATAGAAATATCCTACAATAAGAAAAACCTACCATCACTGGCAGGTTTTTTTGCGACAGATTTATTCTTCGTCAGAATAAACTTTTTGTACGTTTTTGGCTTCTAGTCATTTTCTGCCTTCTCCGATTTCGTATTCTACGACATCATCTTCTGCAATACTACCAATGACATTACTACCATGTACGAATACATCCTTTCCATCATCCATTGGTTCATCGGGATTGATGAATCCAAAGTTCTTCGCTTTATCGAAGAATTTTACTACTCATGTTGCCATTACTGCTGTGAAAGAAATAAAATTTGAGCGTCAGACTCAAGGAGAGAATATCAAACCATAAAATGAATTCAATACCAGTTTTCTGTCTGTTTCCGAATACTTTATTTCTAATTTTCCCTTGCTTTCTTGGTAAAAAAAAATACATAGTAGCCGATGAAATTTATACCTGAATATGTAGAGAAATGGAATACTACAAATCAATAGCACATTACGCAGAAGAGAAAGGTATTGATTGGAGGACAGCCAAGAGACTTTTGACTAACAAGCAAATCGTGGAACTCGAATTCAAACGCCAAAAAGTAATCCTCGACATGAATGACATAATCAGATTTCTTTTACTTAACATAGGACAACATCCCCTCAAGCAGAACAAGCAGTAGAGTATGGAGTATATTTTAGTTCATTATATATCAATATGAAGTCTAGCCAGTTATCATTCCGATGAAAAAACCCCAGGAGTATTACGGATGAGAATCTTGATCTATTAAAGAAATCCTTACAGAAAGATTCCGACTTCCTGAAGAAGAGAAAGATGTTGGTCAATCATGTGGGAGACCAGTACATCGTCTATGCAGGGAATCAGAGACTCAAATGACTGATAGCACTATGATATGAAGACATCCCTGATGACTGGATCGACATCGATGAGGATCTGGCAGAGGACATTATGGAGGAGAGAGCTATCAAGGACAATGTGGAATATGGAGAGCGAGACATCCAATTGATTAAGGATAATTTCACATTGGAGCAGATCAAAGCGATGGATCTACCAGCGATGGAAATAGACATGGAGATATTCAATGATGACAATCCCGAAGAAGATGATATAGATGCGGGGGGGGGGCAAGGAAGTGCAACCGCAAAGATTGTCCAGGTTGGAGATATATTCCAGTTAGGTAACCATAGGATAATGTGTTGAGATAGTACAGTAAAGGAAATGGTAGACAAACTCATGGATGGCAAGAAGGCAGACATGGTGTTTACTGATCCGCCTTATTCAGTAAATTATGAAAAAAAACAAAATGAAGTATTGGGCAACAAAAAATACAATCACATAGAAAATGATGATATGACAGTAGGAGACATTGCAAAAGATATTCGGAAGCCAGTATTTAAAAATCTATACGACAACGCAAAAGACGACTGTTCTTTTTATTTAACAATGCCTCAGTGATGAGATCAGATGATGATGATGATGATGATGATGATGGGCGAGAACTGGCAGGTTAAGCACGAACTAATACGAGTGAAGCCAACCCCAGTATTTTCAATGTGAAGATTAGATTACGATTATAGGCATGAGCCAATAGCTTATTGATGGAAGAAGAACCACAATTTTTATGGGAAATGAGATTTTACAAAATCTGTTTGGGAGATATGAAGAGATTCAGATTGATCTCATCCGACAATGAAGCCAGTTGCACTTGTAACAAATGCAATTCTAAATTCTTCTAAGATACACGATATGGTGATAGATTATTTCTTATGATCAGGATCGACACTTATTTCCTGTGAGGCAAACAATAGAGTTTGTTTATGAATGGAATTTGATCCAATGTATATTGAAGTAATCATCAAAAGATTCCATAAATACTCTAATTGAGAGAAGGAAATTAAGTGTCTAAACAGGGACATTGACATAAGCATTATTTTATCTGATGAGTCTTAAAAATCCATGCAGAGATCAAAACGAGATTGGAAAAGTCTTTATTTTGAATACTTGACTTCTGACCAAGAAGAAGTCTTTGCTTTTCTAAAACAGAAAGGAGTAGCTAGCAAGGAGTCAAAAGGAATCAGTGGTGCGATGGCAGAGCAGTCAAAATGATGGTATGTAAAAAAGCAAGCATTCAAAGATAGAGTGATGGATATAGCCATCAAAAAATTAGAGAAGACTACCGCAGAGAAGATATACAAACCATCTCTCAAGGAGCTTTGAGAGATGCACCAAAGGGCTATTGCGGTGACTAAGATAGCATTGAATGGATTGACCATAGAGAAGATAGGGAAGGATGGTAAGAAAATATGGGTAATTGATCCTAGTGCAGTCAAAATTTCAAAAGAGATCAAAGATCTATGGGAGATCATCAAGGTCGAGAAGAAAGAGCCAACGAAATACATTGAAGACCTAACACCACCGCAGGCAGTGGAGCTGACTGACAAGCAGAAAACTATATTGGAAAGATTTAGAAAAAAGAAAAAATAATATGCAGGATATTGATACTGAACGACAAGAGATGGTAAACGATCCGAAACTCAGGTCGTTAATTTTGCCTGATTATCCGATGGACTGGTTGGACTTCTACTTCTGCGATTCATTTGGTACACCATTGGATTACGAAGATATTATTGAGCGACTGGAACAAGGAAAGAATCTGATTCGGTTTGGATATAGATGATGTGCAAAGACATCAATCATCCGCAAGATGATATGTAAATGGATAGCCACCAAGAAAAAATCGTTTTTCAGGCGGACATCATACGATATACAGAAAGCAGAAGAGAATATCACATCCATCTCCAATATGCTGATTGGATCAGATACGAGTGTCTTCAACTCTGACTATGGCAGACTATACTACAACGAACAAAACTCATTCTCTATATTCAAGCAAAAAGAACAAAAGAGGACATCGGGATTCAATACAACAAATGGTATTATCGTGAAAGCAAACTCCATCAAGAAATCAACCAGATGATTAAACATTTTCCTTAGGGATAAGTCCATGAGACCTGATTGTGATATACTGGATGATATTGATACAGACGAAAACACAGAAAATCCAAAGACCATTACCAAGACATACAACAAAGTCAAACTAGCAATCTTCTGATGATCCACAGGGCAGAAGATTATTTTATGAAATACAATAAATGAGGATGGAGTATTACCAAGACTGGCAGAAGATTACAAAGACAACAAAAAACGGAAGATAGTCTATACAAGGTTTATAGAGAATGGCAAACTGCATCGACCTGAGAGATTCGTTATGGATGAAGCTACAGCAGACAGAATCAATGCAGGGATAATCAATGAAGAAGAGAAAGTCCAATCATTGGAATGAATCAGAAAGGAACAATGAAGAGATTTCTTCGGTGCTAACTACTTACTCGAGCCACTGAGGAATGATGTACAGATCATCGAGGAGCAATGGATTAGATACGAGCAATATCAGCATATTAACTTTGGAGACCTCACATACATTTCAGTCGATTCGGCTGAGTCCGACAAAGACGGTACTGATCCGATAGGTATAACCATAGGAACGAAAATCAGGGAAACAGGCAAACGGAATCTCAGGCATTCAGAAGAACTCAAAGGCAGGCAAAAGGATTTGTGAAGGATCGGTGAACGCTTGGCATGGCTCTACAAGGAATACAAAGCAAATGGCATGGTTATAGAGAACAAGGCGTGAGGTATTACGCTCAGAAAGTTTCTCATTATGAAATATCCACGAATGCAAATCTTCCTCTATGATCCATGAAAGATGAGTAAGATCGGAAGACTTAGACAATGCCAACCATACATCGAATGATGACGAGTGGTATTCTCACCCGACATAGATCAAGCATTTATCAAACAACTGATAAAGTTCCCTAATGTTCAATTCGATGACAGGACGGATTCTATGACAGCATTGATTCTCAAATTCATATACCAACTCAGGCAAGCAGAAAGACAAAACATAAAATCTCCCGACCAAAAATCTGTTGAATTGCCCAATAAAAATGATATACCCACAGAAAAGAAGTCAATAAGCAAGGCTCAAGAGCTAATAGATAAATACAAATGAGAATCAATTTCTTTTACCAAAGATTTCTAAAAGATGGCTCTAATCGACAAAATCAAAAGTGCAATAAAAGCTTTCTCCATAAATAGCGATGAGCAACAGAAGACGAAGTTTTTGTTTATCCGTGAATCGGGATTTGGTACAAAACAAAGCAACGGTTTTTTGTTTGAGGAATACTCAGACAGATTCAAAAGCAAATATGAGAGACAACAATTATTTATGAGGATGGATAATGATGGACAGGTCTTCCAAATGAGGAACGCTATCGCTTTGACCAAATCAGCAACTAATTTCTTCGTTGATCCATTTACTGAAGACGATAAAGAGCCAACCCCACAAGATAAAGTTATTGCAGACTTTGTACAAGATGCGTTATTCGAGAAACTCAATCAGTGATTCAAATGATTATTGGACGATATAAACCTCTATGTTAGAGATGGTTTTTCTTTGTTTGAATTGTATTTTGAGAAAAAAAATGGTTGATTCTATCCACAATTGACTAGAATAGCTTGTGAGACAGTCTTCAGACGAAGAACATCAGAAGATGAGCCATGAATACAACAACTTGCTTACTATCCTAAAGGTAAAGAAGAGACAGATGATCCTGAAGCGAACGAATGATTTTGTACTATCAATGTCCCTGCAAACAAACTAATCCTTTTCAATATCAATGCTGAATGAACAAACTACGAAGGATGGGGATTGTATCGTAAGATAGCAAAAGACCGATTCTTCAAAGATAAATTCGAGAACTATCATGCAGTCCTCCAAGAGAGATTGGCAATTCCACCATTGAAAGTGAAAGTGCCACAATGAACGCTTGACGATGAAGTAGCAAAATATAACGAAATAGCAAAGAATATGAGAAGCCTAGAGAGCGGATATGTTACTGAATATCTTGATCCTGATAAAGGTACAGCATTAGTCGGCTATGAATGGATGCAGACAAATATCGGCGACAACGCAAACAAACTACAAGAAGCTATCCAACAATACCAACAAAATATCAACGACATCTTCTTCGAGCAATTCCTCTATCTTGGAAAATCAGAGAAATGATCATACTGAATGGCTAGTACATCAACAGAATTTTTCTATCAAGCGGTCAAATGATACTTGGAAAAAGATGTTGAGATCATCAATAGATATTTGATTCCAAAGATTGTGGCATTGAATTTCGGTGAAACAGAGAGAATGCCAAGACTGAAATTCTGACAAGTTTGATTCGTTGATGTTACGGCATTCGGAAAATCAATGGCAGAGATGGCGACAGCATGAGTTATCAAACCAAACTACGAGACAGAAAATCATATCAGACAACTCCTCCATCTCCCTGAGATGAGTGAGGAGGAATACAACTCTATCGCAACAACCCCATCAACAGCAATAGATACAAACAAAAAGCCATTGGATGTAGGCGATGATGGGGAACAGCCATCAGCTGCGGATCAAGAGAAAGCACAGGCAGCTAAACAAGAGGCAGACGATAATATCCAAGCAAGTCAGCCAAAAAAAAAGCAAAGT